GGCACCATATTGGTTCGCTTGTAGTCCGCCTTGGCGTCTGCTGCCACCTCCGCTAGCGCGGCACTTAGGGGCGCGCCAAACTCAATGCCGTACTCGACGGCCAGGGAATACCGGATGGCCTTGGCGAAGCCAGGCGGCCCAGTTAGCGCGGAGGCCAGCGTTACCGGCGACGTGAGCAATTGCCCTGCGCTGATGGTGATTGGGATGATCTGCGACGGTACGGGCCAAAGGGTAAGCTCCCCAAGCGGGAACACGTTCACGTAGAGTAACAGCTCCGGCAGGGGTTGCTGCTGGGTCTTTTGCGGAATGTCGTTGTAGGCCAGCTGCGTGATGGTGCGCAGCGGAAAATCCACGCCCGCCAACGTCACATACGCGGCGTCAATGGCTAGTGGCCGCTGCGCCACAAAATTACCGGTGGCGCCAATGGTGTACCTGGCCTGGCCCGCAACGGTATTGAAAGTCTCATTCGCGGATCCCCAGACGCTCAGGCGCTCCGTACTCCAATCCTCCAACATGTCGTTCAGGACCAGCAGGCCATCCGTCAATTCATCTGCCGTGGGCGTTTCCCCCGAGGCAATGGCGCCGGTCAGCCGCATGGCCGAGCGGATCAGGTCCGAAACGATGATGCCTGAAGGCATTATTTGTCCTTGGCGGGGCGTGGGGCAGGAACCAGCAGGGCTTGCGCTTTGGCCGCCTGCTCAGCTTCCCACTCCGCCAGAACTCGCTTCTCTTCTTCCGCCGTCAGGCAGAGTACGGGGCCGATGTCGGGCGCACGTTGCACCCATTTAGGGTAATTGTCCATGATGTCTCCTTGAAAGAAGGGGCCGAAGCCCCCTCTATTTTAGTTGGGCTGCAATTCGCCGCTGATCAGCAGGAGCGTCCAGTCGATTGCCACCGCCGCGGTAGCCGCAGCGTTGAGTGTGAACGTCACCGAGCCCGCCGCCGGAGTGATGCGGGTGATGTAGAGCGCGGTGCCGTCCGCTGCCGCATTGGACAGGTAGGCGACAAAGCGGCTTTCCGTGGTGATGGCCGCATTGGTCAGCACCACCGAGGTGCCAGCAGCTGCGATGCCCAGGCGGCCCATCGGTTTGGTCGTAGTAACCGCGCCGGGGGTGACGGGGCCCGCCGAAGTGGTCGCCAGCCCCTGAGCGATCAGGGCGGCTTCTTCCTGGGTGGACAGCTGGATGATGGAGCCGGCCACGTAGCCAGCGTATGCGCGAGAGATAAGGATCATGATATTTAACCTAGTAAGTAAGGTATGATTGGTTTTTCAACAAAGAGAACCTAGCTATGAAAGAGCATACCCTTTCTTTTATCCGTGCCCACGAACTTCTTGCGTACGACCCCACCACTGGAGAATTTACGTGGAAAGAGAGTCGAGGCAAGTCGAAAGCTGGAAAGGCGGTCGGGACCGTTCAAGCAGGGTATCGAAAGACGACCCTCGATAACGAACAAATTCGCGTCCATCGTTTGGCTTGGTTTATGTCTTACGGTTGGTGGCCGCAAGGGCAAATTGACCACATCAATGGTGACAAACTTGATAACCGACTTTGTAACCTCCGAGACGTTCCTCAGTCGATTAATATGCAAAACCGATATTCCACAAAGACTAAAATATCGGGTCTTCCGTACGGTGTCGCGCTTGCCTACGGGGGGAGATTTACTGCCAACATCCGTATCGGAGTCTTTGATACCCCGGAAGAAGCGAGTGCCGCGTTCATGAGAGCGAAAAAGCTGATTCATGAAGGCTGCACCCGCTAGCTACGTACCTAACCTATCACGTGGCGTATTTTACGGATAGTTCTGGGTACGTCGCAGCCCAGCCAAACAGCACGTCCAAGCGCATGATGCTATTGTCGTTGACCCCGTCGTAGAACTCAGTCACTTTGAGGGTGAAGCCGTTGTACGTCTCCTGGGCCACGTCGATCACGCCCTTGCCGCCAGCCGGTGCCCACATTGGGACCATCGCCAGAGTGAAGGCATCCTTGTGGAACGCTACGTTAGTGTTGTACGCGCCGGATGCCGTGCCGAAGATCACGAACGGAGAGCCACTGGTAGGGCTCGCGGTCACGTTCTGGAATGCCCCGCTGGTGACGATGGCCGGGCTGATTGGGATGCTGGTCGCCGCAGCCGCCACATCCGCAGTAACCACGAATTGCGCCAAAGTGCCCGTGCTAGTACGCGATTGCGGATTAACCGCGAAGGATCCCGGCAGGGTGATGATGGTGCCCTTGGTGATCGTGCCGCCGAGGCCCACCACGGTAATAGCCGCACCCACTTGGTTCGCGCCGTTGACATTAGTGCCGGTAACGGCCTGCGTGCCGTTGGTGTGCGCGTCCACGTTTTGGTCCATCGCAAACGACAGGCCCAGCGAATCCACCATCATGCCCGAGCCGTACTGCTTATTCAGCTTGTCTTGGCTGTTGAACATGCCGGCCAGGCCCTGCACTGCTGCAGCGTTCAGGGCGGGGTTCATGATGAAAGCGCGGCGCTTGTCGCGGGGCGCGGCCATTTCATCCAGACGCTGATTCGCGCCCAGAATAGCTTGCAGGGCCAGCGCCTGGGTGTTGGGCAACGTGCCAGGAGTGCCCAGCGTGTTGAAGGTGTTGAAATGCGCCAGCTGCAGGCCTTGGCGATCAATTTCATTCACCACCGTAGCCATGGCCGCTTGCAGTTTGTCCTCCAGCTTTTGCAGCGACAGGGTGCGCTCCAGGCTGGTGAAATTCAAATCACAGCCGCCTTGGCTCAGAGTCAGCGGCACCGTGGTTTCGACCGTCGCTTGAGGCACGGCCACGCGGCCCGCGCGGTAGGTGTAGCGCGGTGGGCGCTTGATGTTAATCGTCTGGCCGGGGCTGTAGCCGCGCGCCTGGTTGCCGGTGAACTCGTCTTCCCAGTCGCGGTTGACGCTGCTGCTGAAGGAGAGCATGTTTTCCAGAATCGCCAGGGCTTCCTTGGCGACGATAGAGCACGTGATGAGGGTATTGGTCATGGGTAGTTACTCAAAAAATGTAGCAATGTTACCGCGCCCAACGTGCGCCCTGTGCTTTTCTTTGTGCGCGGTACTCATCCATGCTGGCCGTGCCGAGCGTGGGGGTCGTACTGCGCCCTTGGGTGCCCAGAGTCGCCGCCGGGGATGGCGCGGCAGTGGTCTTTTTCACCGGAGCGGTGAACGCTGGCAAGGTCGCCTCCAGCTTCCCGATTTCGCGGGCCGCTTGGGTCGGCGTCAAGCCGTTGAGGCGTAGCAAAGCATCAGGATTCTTGGCGAAGTGGTACGACAGCTCAGGGCCGCGCTCGCTGTCCAGCAGTTCCTGGGCTACATGGTTGGCGATGGGCGTGGTTGAGGCGCCCACCACCGTGTCGTAGTCCGGCACTGTGGCCCGGAGCGCGGTTTGCCGCTCCTGAAACGTCTGGGCCACGGTGTCCGCAGCCTTGCGGCTGCTGTCCTGATCCATACGCTTCGCTACGGCCTGATCCGCTTTCCAATCCGTCAAGGCTTCCACATACTCGCCGTAGTCGTTGAACTTGTCAGGCGTGGGCTTGGTTGGTGCGGCTGGGGTGGCCGTGGGGTTTTGCGCCTGTGCCTGGGCTCTCCAATAGGCGGCTTCCCGCTCCGCTTCGCCGCGCTTGCGCGTCAGCTCATCGATGCGGTTTTGGACGCCCTTGAAACGACCTTTCTCGTCTCGCTCCGTTTCCTCCGGCGCTGCGGCTTCTTCACCCTCGACCTGCGCCACCTCAGGGGCGTCAACATGTGCGGGGGCTGCTTCAGCCTGCGGCGTCTCGGAAATTACTGTCTCTTCTAATTGCATGATGCATTGCCCATCGAGTGGCGACCTTTTAGCGCAGGGTCCACGGCGGGTCAGGCCATGGGGCGAATGTTTTTAGCTGTCGGTTGCCAGCAGTTCAAATGTCAGGTCCTGCAGGGTGGTGAACTCCGTGCCACCGGTCATCTGCGCGCTGACCGTGAGATACATCGGAGTCGTGTCCAAATTGGAAATGGTGACTGCTGCAGGATAGGGCGTGGTCGATGCGCCGTCGTAACTCAGATTCGGATCGCCCGAGCCCTGCTTTTGCAAGGTGGTGGCGGATGCGCGTTTGAACTGCATTACCGAACCCATCGATTGCATGGTCGTGGCGAGGGATGTGATGGTGGCGATGACCGGGTCGGCCACCGTACCGAGCGGGCCAAAGCGCAGCCGGATGGTGGAGGTATCCGCGCCGCCGCTCTTGGACATCGCCAGGAACACGCGCAGCCGATCAAACCCGGCGATCAGGCCAGCCGGGATAACCACGTGGTTCGGATTCAGCTGCTGCTCTGTGGTGTTCGCCACGCCGACGTTGGCCGTGTCGATGGCGTCCAGCAGGATAGAACCGTTGACCGGTTTCCAGCGCGTGCCGGTGGAGAACAGCACATTACCGCCGCCATTGAACAACGATCCGCCGCCAACGTCGGAGAAACGCACCTGCATGCCGGGAACCAGGCTGGCGAGCTT